GTTGCTCAAATTCAGATTTATCATAATTCCAATAACCATCAACTTTTCTGATTTTTAGTTTAAAGTTTGCACCTTCCCAAAAATCAAATGGGTTAACAGCCTTTTCATCTTCAAACGCTGGGTTCATCGCTTCTGTAATTTTATCAAAAATCTTTTTACCAAATTTGAATAAAAATACTTTGCCTTCGTTTTCAGGATGTTTTGGGTCTGATACTACTAGAATATTTGAATAGTAAGATAACTTTCTTTTTCTTTTTCTAGCAATTTCTTTATCGGCTTCTATGCCTGTATTCCACAATCTAGTGTTTTCTTCACTAACAGGATCTTTTTTGTTTAAAGTTGTTAATGAGTTTTCAATATACCATTGACCACCTGGTCCTTGAAACGCATGATTCCAGACTCTTTGCCATGGCATATCTTCACCTTCAATTGCTGGTAAAAATCTTAGCACGGCATAACCATTACCTGATTTATCAAGTTCGGGTTTCCATAACCTATCGTCTTGGTATTTGTTTTTCTTTTCTGGTTGTTCGATTGTGTTTTCTAACTGTTTAGTTAGTGTATCAAAGTTTGACTTTGACTTCTTTAGGGCTTCTAATGCACTTGACATTGTATGTATCTCCTTGTATATATTGTTGTACGTATTTGTATTAATGTAAGTATAGTATTATTTATATCTCTTTTTCTTATCATTAATAACTTTTTTTACCTTTTCCATAAAGGTAGAAAAACTGTTTAAAATTTTATATAATATTTCATCAAACATAATCTTATTATAACAGATTTAACTCAATCTGTCAAGCAGCTGTGCCTGACTAATATATTCTAAATTGATGTCCTCTTGTGCTGTAAATACGTCTATTTTACGATTTGTAGGACTATCGTTTAATTCTTTGTTTACTTTGTAAAACTTAATTTTAGGGTTTAACTCCATTAGTCTTTTCCATTGTAACTCCCAATTACCTGATGGAGTTGGTTCAAATTCTGAAGCAACATAGTTGTCTGTGCTTTTGTACACATTGTTAACTGTATTTGTATCAGATACTAGATCATGGCCTATCATATAAATCTCATCTGGTTTTTCTAATTTAGAAGCAATGTAACCTGTTGTAGGTCCACATGCCCAACCATCATCAACACCATCTGGTTCACATTCTCTTATGTCATAAGATTTGTCAGGTTGTTTTATCCATGAAACATAAACATGAGCATTATGTACTTTCTTTTTTATACGTTCTCTATCACCACCTTGTTCTTTGGCCTTTTTAAGAATTGTAACAATACCGTCTATTGTAGAACCATGTGTAACAAATTCTTGTGACTCACCTTGTTCATTTGATTTAATTAAATCAAAATCTTTTATATCTTCAAGGTCTTGTATTGACGCCATACCTTCTACAATACTTTGATATAACATTGTAGGTACTTTTGTCCATGCTCTAAAATAACATGGTATCTTTTGTGCAACACCTGAATGATATACTTCATGTATCATACCACCATCAACTGCTGTTAGTACATCTATTAAGTCAGCATGATCTCTATATATGGCATTACAACCATATAATTTACCATGTGACTTTAAGAGATTTAAATCTAAATCTTTTCTACTTTCACCATTACCTATTAAAAATACACGTTTCATCTTGTTATTAAATTATCAGGTTTATCTATAGGCATACCAGTTCTATCAAACCATTTGTTTTTTACATTGTAAACATAGCCCAAAGAACCGTCTGATAGTTTGATTGATTTCTTATCAATCTTACCATCGTAGGTAGAACCATCTTTTAAAACTAATTCTAATGTGCCGTGTAGGTTTTGATAGATTCTATCAATTGTTTTATCACCATATTTGTTTGACTCTGGTATCATACAAACACCTCCTTCATAATAAATTTACATTTTGTTATATTGAAATTAACAAATGGTTTTAACTTGGTAATCTTAAATGACTTTTCAGGCCAGATAATAGTTTCAGCAATTTCTTTATCCCAATTTTTACAAAACGATAAAATTTTATCCAGTATGATGAATGTTTGTACTCCGATTTGTTCAGAAAGAAGTAACCGTAGCAATCTTGGATGTTGGCCATTAGATACACGAAACACATCATCAAAAGAAATCCTATCACCATCAATGATATTACGGACCAATAAGCAATCATTTCTAAAATTATACGTAAATGCTTGATTAAACTTCTTCCACTTTGTATAATTTGTTTCTCCATCTGCTCTAACTAAATTCCCTATCCAAGTTTTTGAATTGTGAAAGAAATTACATACAAAATAATCTAACATTTCTTCCTTACTATATTTAGTTGTGAGTTTATGAAAAAAAAATCTATCATTACGTTTTAAAAATGTATTAAATGTTGAGTTAACTTTAGCATTGTGTTTATAAAAATCATAACTATCGGAAGTAAAGTGTAGTTTAATTGCCAAGTATAATGTATAAGCTTCATAACTGTTCATATATAAATTTTGCTAATGCTTCTTGTCCTTTTGCGTTAGGGTGTGTATCTAATTCTGATATTCTATGTTCGTCAAATAACACTTTGTTTGACATATTATAGCCATTCAATCGTTGAGCTGTGGGCCAACCTATAAAGTTATGATTTATCATATTGTAGTATGGACTTTTCATTATATGATTGGTACATTTTATTTCACGTTCACTTAACCATGTTTTTTCATCATTTGTTAAATGTTGTCTTTTATTCATTATAGGTATTTGTTTATCAGGATCATCAGGATAGTCCTCTATTCTTCTCCTCATAAGTTCTTGCCAATAATAAGCATGAAATAAAGGTAACATACTAAATTGTTTATAAGGTATTTTTAAATATTCACATATATTTTGAAAAGTATAAAAATATCTTATCGATCTATCAATTAAATCTGTTATATATTCTTTAAAAAATAAAGCTGGTCTTTCATTTTCACCATATATATGAGTTCTCCATATTCTATTACTTACATAATCACGTCTGTTAGCAGTTGACCAAGCTGCTATACATAATCCTATATCTGAAGATTCAATTGTCTGAAGTTTATCAATTATTGTACTATAAATGTATTCTTGTCCTGCACCGCTCATAGCTAAATTGACACAATCCATATCTAATTTTTTAGCAAGTATTTCAGGCCACTTGGGCCAATCGCAATCTAATTTAGGATTTTGTAAAGATATATAGTCTTTTTCTGTATAACTATCGCCACTAACTAATAATATCTTTTTCTTCATATAGGTAAAACTGCGGTACTTGATTTTTCAACCATGTTCAGTTTTTGTGCCTCTTCTTTTATTTTTTCTTTAAGTGATTTGTTTATAAGTGGACCTACAGATGATAAGTCAATATCATTATCTTCACAGTATTTGATAACTGCATCCATATAAGGTATTCTTTGTTTCTTAACCATATCTTCTATGATTAAACCAAACTTTTTACTATTCATTAAATTCATACATTTATTATATCATTTGTGAATGATTTTGTCAAGCCTGTTTCTGTTACTCGGTACAGGCAAACCGTTTAGCAGTATTAAGCTGCCATCGCTAAATTGTTAGCATTTATAAGATGACTTTACGTTGTCAACGATTAAACTCCAGTAAGTTTTAACTGTGAATCGATCCTAGTTCCACCCCTTAAATTTCATTGTTTAAATGGTGGAGTGGGTGGCATTGCAGCCACGTCTTCTCCAGGCATTCTCTTACCTTCAACGTTTAATTCATTTGTGGCACTACTAAATCAAATGTATGAAATAAAATACATCTTTCAAGTCCACTTGGTATATCTAATACAGCAATTGATTGTGTATTATCTTCATTTACCATATAAGTTATCATATAAACTGGTTCACCATCTTCTACCATACCTGTTCTACCTAGTGTTAAGTGATATGGTTTAAATTTATAGTGATCGACATAAGTTTGTATAGCATTTACTGTACCACATAAAGCAGGTACCTGTTGCATATAAACTTCATTACTAAATTCTTCATGCTCGGCATAAACTACAGTTGCAAATAATATACTTAAAACTATTAAAATCTTTTTCATATTTCCCTTTAGCTGTTATGGTCGCAAGTAGGATATACTAAATCACCTTTTTAATTAATTCGACTATTGACTCTTTATTAACTATTTATATTATTTCTGTCAAAAAAGTCTTTAGTGTGTTTATAAAATAACTCTTGGTGTTGTTTTATCTTGTCTTCACCGTGTATCCATTCTTGTACAAAACCATCTTCACATGCAGCTAAAATTACTGTTTGTTCTATTTTTTTGTCAGGATAAATTTCTTCAAACATTTTTGCATATGCTGAACATTGTAAAAAATTAGCATAATTATAATCTTCGTCACGTCTTTTTGTTGAGGTTTTAAAATCAACTACAGATAGTTTACCTTTATATTCAGCAATACAATCAACTTGACCTGCAACACTTATCTCTTTTGAATACAAATATTCTTCTATACAATGTATGTTATCGAGCCTAGCAAGATAAGGTTTCATAATTCTAAACAAACCTAAAGGTGTAACAGCAGTTATACCTGCCGACTTGTCATCTTCATTTTTTAAATGATTTTCTATTAATGTATGGGTTGCTTTACCTCTATTGATAGCAGATGTAGAAATATAGTTAGCCATTTTTTCACCAACTGCATTTCTCCATGCCTGTATACCTACTTGTTTTTCAGGTATCTGTCCTAGTATTGAGGTAACGGAAGGCATATTAACGCCATCAATAGTATAATATCTTATACCATCTTGGCTCTTGCCTTTCACACCTAAACTTCTAGGTAGTTTTTCTTCATTCAGTTTTACATAATTAAACGCCATAATATACCTTCCTATTACTTAATATTATATACTCATTATATCACAATTTACAAGATTGTCAAGCTACAATGCTGTTATTTTAGTGTCGGTCCAAGGTAATTTTCTACCTAGTTCATCAAAAGTTGAGGTGAGTGATAAATTTTTAATTATTGTATTTCTCATTTCAGAATTTTTTATAGTTTGAAATATTATACTAAGTCCTGCCTTTTGTTTATCTAGCCAAGTAAGACCATATGATGAAAAATCACAACACAATGGTAAATATATTGATGTATCATAACCTCTTAAAGCCCAATGAAAGGCTCCTACGTTTTTATTATCAAATACACATCCTGATGTTTCTGTTCCACCAACTATGATATTTGTTATATGAGGTGCTATTTCAAATGTAGTATATTTTTTGATTATTTTACAAAATTCATCAATTGTTATATTATCATAAGCGTCGTTGGTTTCAATTGTAATATCGAATGATTGCCATTTTTCTAGCCTAGAAAACTCAATCATTGACATCAATTGTTTATCTTCTAGTTTTGTACCGAAATAAACAATTATACACTTTTCTCTATCAATGTTTCTTCTATTTAAAATGTCCAATAAAGCAATATATCTGCTGTTCATATAATTTTGATCTTGCAAACCAGGTTGGCCTTGAAAGTCAATCATTAATAATAAAGTATTTCTCACTATATACCTTTTTGCATATACAAGTCAATAATCTTGTTTTGCTCTATTTTTTTGTCATTATTAAGACGTTCAAACGCTCAGCTGGGATCGTACGGTTCATATACCGTCTTACCATCATCATTTCTATACGCTCTTAATACTTGTTTTCTGTTGTCTTCAGCATTCTTATACGAACAATGAATCCAACCACTATTAGGTTCCTCTGGATTATGAAACTCTAATATTAGCTGATCAAAATCTAGGTTATCAATAATATATTTTGCTAGTTCAGCATTGGCCACACCAAAGATTTCAAAATCAGCGGCTTGGCCTTTTGCGTGCTGTGATTTCGCACTTGAACCTATTTTTAAACATAGTTCAGGACTTCTATATCCTGATGATACAGATACTACTTTGCCATAATGGTCCCTTACTTTTTGTAGGACATTATCACATAGTTTTTTTAAATTATCCATATGGTCTTCGCTTGGATTATTACTAATACCATGTCTATCTGCTGTTTGTGAAGCAGTAAGTTCTTTAAGCGAAAAGTTTTTGCTTAGTTGCATTTAGTTTTTCCTTTGCTTTTAGTTTAACTTTTTTAAGGGTTCTAATTTCGAACCAACTTTGACTTGTTCGGTCGGTTTTTCTTTTTTCTTCAACTTCATTTACTGCTCTTTTTAGTTCTTTATGATGAGCCTTAACTTCTAACATATTTACCCCCTAGTTAGTTTTAACAATTTGTCCATCTGTGCCTTGATAATTGGTCCTCTATTTGGCCAATGTATATAAGGTTCATTGGACTTGGAAAGATTATATAAAAAAGGCAATACAATCTTTTCAATCTCTTTAAATCTTGCTTCTATATCAGCATTCTGTATATCTTTGTTTACTGTATCCTTTTCAGCAACAATCTGCATAATTTCACTCATAGCAGATTTAATATCAGAAACATCTGATTTAATTTTTGCTAATTCTAAATTTGAATTTTCTATTACACTTGGATCAATGGCTGGTTGTGTTTCTTCAGCTGGTTTTTGAGATACAGGAGTGAAACCGTAATCAACGTCTGTGTCAAACTCTCTCATAAAATCTGGTATATCTGCCATAGTTATTCTCCTTTATTGTTTATGTATTGAGTTTTAATTACTTTATTTAATACTGTTGTATAAGGATTAAAACTAAGGTCCTTATTAGCACAAGCTGTAAGTAATAATCCTACACATAAAATAGGCAGGACTTTCAAGCAGAAATGTCCTGCCATATTGAAAATGTACAATAAGCGGATTGACCTATTCGACTCAGGTATACGACCGTTGTGTTTCAGTTGCTCGCTCTGTACTATATTATTTATTTTTTGCACTTCGTCTAGCCTTGTATTTTTTAACTGCTTGTTCGGTTTTAACTTCTTTTACTGATCTTTTTCTATGTTGTTGTGCTAAAGGACTGTTAGGATGTGCTTCAGCAATTCTGCTTAAATTATCTTTCCAACCACCATCAGTTCTATAACTCATACCACTTACACCACCAACAATATTTACTGCATTTATAATTTGTCTGATGTGTTTATTTTTTAAAAGATAGTTTTCCATTTCAGAAATGGTCATCATCTCGGTAAACTCTTTACCAGTTTTTTTATTTTCAAATGTATAAAGTGGCATTAATTTAATGATAGGTGATATAGTAACTGATTAGTTGCTAAAAGCATATCTTCTAATATACTTTGCAAGTCTATTTGACCAGCAACTTCTTTATTGTTTGATAGTTCTTTAATTCTATCTGCTTGTTTTTTTACTTCAGCTTTTACTATTTGAACATCAGCATAATTTAAAATGCCTGGTCTTAATTCAGCACTAAATTTAATTCTTCTACCAGTTTTACCTTGATGTGTTTCAACAAACTCGTCAAGCATTTTATTAAATTTAATATAGTACTCACCTAAGCTTTCATGTTCAGAATATGACTTTGTTTGCCAATGATAAGATTGAATATCATTCAAAAAGTTAATATTTAATTGTATAAATTCTTCTATTTTACTCATATTATTATTTAGTATTTGCTATTTCTACTATCCTTTGTATTAGACTACCTAGTCCATTTTGTCTTTGCATTGTTAATAATTCTTTTATACCTAAAGGTAAAAAATCTTCAATTGTTAAACCAGCAACTTCATCTTTAGAACAATTGTTAACAAGATCAGTTACTAGTTTAGCTGTACCTTTTGTTATAAAGGCATCAGCATCTATTTTATATATCATTGTATTATCTTCTTTTGTTCCACCTATTAACCACAAGTTACTAGCACAACCACGTATTCTATTTTCTTCAGTTTTTACTTCATTTGGTAATGATGGTACATCTTTTGCTATGTCAATAAGATATGCAAGTCTATCGTGGCCTTGCAACATTTTAAGGTCATCACCTTTTTGTACTATTTTTTCTTTTAACATTTAAAATTCTACCGTAGTTTGGCCAACCAAATTTGTCAGGTGACTCTCCTACATATCTCCAACGTATAACTCCTGTATTAGGATTTCTTTCATAAATTTTAGGCTGTTCTATTTTGTTTTTTTTGTTCATTTTTAATTCCTTCAGCAAACCACTCTGGCATTTTAGCAGGTGATTTCCATGTAGCAAATGCTTGTTTTTTCATTATATAGTATTTACGATAAGACGCAACTACGTCACCTGGTATTTTACATTCATCTGGCATTGCTGGCGTAGCGTCTGTACCAATCACATCAACTTTAGCGTTTTCAGGTGGGTGTTTAAGTATGTCACCAAGTTTTTGAATAGTTAAATGGTCTTTTGTATGATTGTATCTTAACTTGTATTCTTCATTAAGAGCCATCATATGTTTATATAACCATATGTAATTATATGCTGATTGTAATACCCATTGTGTAGATGGATGATTTAACCAACCTGCTTTGTAAATAATTGCTTCTTCATTTGAATTATCAAGTTTCCATCTTTTAATATTTCTACCGTTCTTTGTTTTTGCCATATATTCTGTACCATCAAGCACACGTTTAGCAGTACACAACATTTGAGCAGACTCAAGTATCATTTTAACCACATGTTTATCTAAAAGCATTTTAGCAGCTTTTACTGGATCTTTATCAACATAAAATATATTCATTAGTGTACTAATCTCCTCATTACATAATCTTTCATATTATATTCATTTGCTAAATTCATCATCTTATTATACCACATAGATTTCATTTCGTCTGAAGTAGCATCAGCACAAGCTTTTGCTAGATTATCTAATCTATGTTTTTTAAGATTGTCTGGACCTTTTAGTCTTTTTATATCATTAATTGTAATCATAGTATATATTATATATTAATTTGACATTGAAGTCAAGCATCAATTATCCCTTTAAATACTTCTTTTTATACCACTTATAAAACTTTTTATCTGTAAATATTTCAACTATTTCATTAGCTGGCACTTGATCACTACGAATACAATCTGCCATATCTTGGTAATCGGTTATGTCTACCTTACGTGTCATTTTTTTATTCATACTATTTTCTCCTATAGTAATTAAAAGTCTTTTTCTTTTTATATCTTTTAAGTAAATCATCTAAAGCATTTGATTCTTTTTTTGGTTTTGGTTTTATTACTTGATATCCAATAATATAAGCAATCATCATACCTACAGTTGTAATCATTATGCCAAGTACACCTAATAATAAACCATCAGTTAATGTCATTTATATTCCTCTCTTATTTTTGTAATAATACTTTTTATTTTAGCAAAGTAATTTTTATCACTTGCATATGCATCCAGTGTTTCTATCAACATGTATGGATTATCAATACCTTCTTCTCTCATTTGTCTATAACCTTGATAGGCATGGTGATTGTTTAAGGTTTTAGTATAATGTAAAACACTATCACACTCATGTTCAAATACTTTAACGCCCCATTTTTTTGGTTTATCTTTCCAAGGTAACATATGAGGCTCTCTTAAATCATATGTACGAATACCAAATAGATTTTTACCCTCTATGGCAAATCTACTCATTCCCCAACCAGACTCTAGAGCTGCCTGTGCTACTAATAGTTCTAAATTGACTCTATTAATATCATTGTGAAAATGAATATACTCAACACATATTTTAACATTATCTATAAACATTTGATTATTATTATGTTCAAAGTCAGGCAATGATGGTACAGCAGCTTCTGCTCTTTGTTTACCATCAAGTGTATATCCATACCATACAAATGACATTGCTGTAACTACTACAACAAACATCATTGTTTTGATAAAAACTTTAAATTTTACCATCTTTAATTACCTTTTTCAAGTCTTTTATAGTTTTCTTTTTATTCATAGTAACAACATACCATTTATATCTAACTTTATGTTCACTACTAGGACCAAAAGATGACACATCATATTCTCTATTAAACACAATAAGGTCTTGTAAATATAATTTAACAAGATCGTCAAGTATTGTTTCGGAATGGTTTTTTGGCACAGTAGGTGTCTTAAATACACCTTTGCCTTTTACAACCATTTGTAATATTTCTTTATGTTTTTTCAATAGTTTCATTATATACCTTTCTTTACGTAGTATTCATAGCCATGTTCTTCAAACTTCTTTTGAATAAACACAAGGTTACTATTATCTAAAAGTTCTCTATAACCTTTAAATATCTTTTTACTGGTTCTGCCTGGAAAGTTATTTAGGATGTCTTTGTGTAAATGTCCTGTATAATATAGTTCCCACTCACCTACATTGTTTTGTAAAACATAATCAATTATGTTTATGCCTTTTCTAATTTGTTGTTTTAACCAATCATCAACATGGTTCTTTTCATTTTTACTCATAATATAACTTTCTTCTTTCTATAATTGTAAACCAATATAGTTTACTTTTGGTGAAAAGGACCAGAACACATCATTGTGATTTCCTGTGTCACCTAGGTTTTGCATTTGGTACAAATGTACCATTTCATGGACTAACGTGTCCAAAAAATCTCTTTTTTCAGGATAGGCAGGTAACATTTCTAATTTATACATTCGTGTACCTTTTCTTTTCCACTCAAATGTAATGACTTGTCCTACACATTTCTCTCTTTTTAAATCTTTTATTTGAATCTGTCCAAATGGAGATAACTTGTTATCAAAAATAGCATTATTAAATTCTTTAAAATACTTCTTTATGTCTTTGTAAGTCGTTGTATATTTTCTTTTTACAGAAAATTCTTTTTTCAACTTTCTTTTAAGTTTCAGAGCTTTTGATTTTCTAGTTACTATTTTCGCCATTTAATAATTCCTCTTTGTATTTTTGATCTGTTTTTAATTTTAAATCAGTAACAACACCATCAAGTATTTCAGGTAAGTAGGCTTGAATAATATAAATCGAATCAATAACAAATTTGTGAGCAAGTTTTTCTAACTCTTGTTCTATAATATAGGAAGTATCAATATCTGTATTCTTTATAGTTTCAGATATAACATGACCAATAACAGCTGTGTTATAGTCGTCAGCTTTGACTAGACTAGATAGTCCAAACCATATAATAGAATTTAATACTACTATTGTTATCAAAAATTTACGCATTACGAAGTAACCTTATCGTAAAATGTATCTTGGATACATTCTTCTACATTGTGTTCATCAATACCTGTTAAATCAAGGTTATCGACTTTCATAACTTCAGCGACAGCAGTTTCTAAATTAATTAGATTATTCTTAAAATTTAAGATAATCTTATCAACTGTCTTTTCAGCTTCATCAGTATAATATTGTTTTACTTTTGACATAGTGTATTCTCCTTTTTTGTTGTTTTCATACTGCTACTATATCAGAAAATAGTATGAGTTTCAAGCAAAATCGGACAATAATTAGCCGTTTTTTATACTGTAAATCAAAGGGAATATAGGGTGTGACAAGTTATCAAGTAGATGTTCTACTTTTGTTCTACACCCTATAGTTGAATACTATAGAATCACTCTATAATATTTATGTTTTAGGACGTTTTGTAATCGTCATTCCAACCAAACGCTTCTTTAACCACAGCGTCTGTAAGACCTTTATATCTTTTATTAAGTTCTTTTTCTTTTACTGCGACCATCAGTTCAGCATCATCTTTATGCAAGCCTTCTAGCATTTGAATAAACATCATTTCTTTTTTTGTTTTTGAAAGAGCTGCGTCTGCACCTTTTACAAAGTGCCATAATTTTTTAGCTTCTGTGTATAGGGTTGTATGTTCAGTTCCTGCTGGAGCTTCATTGACCGTATATGGTGGGTTACCAGGTGGTAAATCCCATTCAATTTTTGAATCAAATGCACCCTTTAATACTTGTCTTAATGGAAGTGAGTCGTTTTGTTTTAAAACCTCGATCTTTTTAGGTTTGTCTTTTGCGTTATTTACTTTAGTTAGAATTTCGTGTAGCAATGGAGCAGATGATCCACTATATTGCATATTCATATTAGATGTGTTTGTTGGCATATTGCCCTCCTCATTTTGTTATGTAAGGGCGGCACAAGGCCGCCTCTACATTTATTTATGCGTTTTTAAAGAGAGAGATTACGCATTTTTATATGCGAACGGAGTCCCATATAATTTTTTAATACCAGCAGCGATAATCGCTTTTGTTGGTACACCCATTCTGTATGAAGTACCTTTAGTAGTTTGATTAACATAGATCATGTTTCCTTCTGATCTTAATGTATCAATTAAAGCTCTTGGTGAACCTAAATCGAATTTAGTTCTTAAAGACTTCCAAGATACTGGTGCACCTTTAGATAAAAGGTTTAAAACTTTTTGTCTTTTTGACATAGTTTTTCTACCTCTTGTAGATGTCTTTTTTGATTTTGATACAACTCTTAATGAGTCATTTGAGAATAATGATTTAAACATTTATTCACTCCTTATTATATAATGTGCCTCAATTAAACTATCAAATACTAGGCACGTTTTAGTATTTGTAGTATCCCAAAGTGCTTTATGGAATTCTTTAAAATTTTTTATAATCAATTGTAATAGCATATAAATTTTCACCTTCACCTTTTGTTGTTACAGCCTTATCGACTCTTTCTTGTAAAGGGTGTTTCATGTGTACTTGTCTTAATAGCATTGATTTTAACGACTCAGATAATAATTTATAATCACTTAAAAATTTTGGGTCAGCTAGATTAAAGTTTTCATCTTTTAATCTTAATAACATTGTTTCTGTAAGGTCTTCACTTACTGATTGAACAAAAATTTTATTATGTTCAAGTCTTATCATTTCTTGTCTTTTAGCATCTAATTCCTGAGCCTTAGCATTAGGTGGTTGTTTAGGAATTTTAGGAAACAATATTATGTTATCTTTGTTTTTATTTGCCATCAACATTCTTTGTTACTTCACCTTTAAAATTACATAGACCTTTATCAGCAAAATACTCAACTAACTCATTGTATCCGCCAATGTGTTTATCGTCAATTATTATTTGTGGCATAGTTCTTACTTGTTTACCTACAGCCTCGTATAACTGTTCTGGTGTTGTAAAATCTTTACCAAACATTTTTTCTTCGTACTTAAAACCTAGTGTCTTTACAAGATGTTTAGACTTTTCACAATAGACACAATTAGGTTTTGAGTATATTTCTATTTTATGACTCATTTGCAATAACCTCTACTTCGTCATAGGCCTTATCAGCCATTTCTTTAAGTTTGAAAGCGTCAACAACAGTTTCAATAGAGTAGTTGTACATTTTATTGTACTCACCCATTGGCAATCTTAAACCAATCCATGATCTGTAGTATCCGTTCTTTGTTAGAGTTACCTCTTGAGCAAATACTTCATATCCTCTTACAGGTGTCTGTTTGATTATATTTACCAATGTAGTTTCTACATCTGTTACAACAGTTTTATTAGTATTCTTACCTAATTCTGTAGTAAATATTTTTGCTTTCTTATTCATCTCACCTTTTACTTTGTCAGCAAGTTCAGCCTTTGCAATCATCATACCTTTTTCAATTGCAAGTTCTAAATCTGGTGAAACACTTGTGCCGACACCAAAGATACAAACTTTATCTTTGCCTTTGCCGAACGTTTTAGTACCACATTCTTTTTTCTCGTTATAATCTTTCATATACCAAGATGGTACTTTAAGGACTTGTTTATCTTTTTCTTGTTTGATTTTATATGTACTATTAGAACATCCTGTAAGTATTAAACCGACAGCGCCTATCATTACATATTTAACATACTTATTCATTCACTTTCTCCTTCATAATATTAAACACATTATATACTATTTCTTTTGTTTTGTCAACAGCCTGTGTTCTCTCAACTGTTGCAACAAATGGTTCCCATGTAAATGCAATGGATACCCATAAAAAAGATGTTATTATTAACGTTTTTATCATTATCTTACCTCCCAATTACCATCTTTATCTAAACATACTTTACCAGGTTTATGGTATGCGTGTTTAGGTCTTTCATAATATCTACAATAGGCAGGTGTATTCATATCACCATAGTAAAATTGAGCAAATAACTCCCAATATGTGGGACCATCGTATGCCTTTCGGCCATCTGCACATTCTACTACTTCCTGTTTAACAATCTCACCATTGTTTAATTGTTTAATTTCTACTTTAATGAAACAATACTGATTCTTTAATGGTTGTATTTTATCATATTCTACTGCAACATTTTTGCCTTCTAATTTATCAATCTTTTTCATTGTATTTTCAAATGAGTCTTCCGAGTAAGCAACTTGCATTAATACTGGTATCAATAATAACAATAGAAATATAAAAAATAATGTTCTCTTTTTATTGATCACTTACTCTCCATCTTCCGTCTGGCATTTTACAAACTTCTTGCCATTCCATTTTTCTATAAGGGTTACCATATAGTATTGAATCAAAAAATCTTGTGTTGTCTAAATTTTGATCATGTGTAGTTTCAACTACTGTACACTTAATTGGACCTTTTAAATAAAAACCTGTGGTCTTAATAATACCATTACTTTGTGTTTTAGGATTTTGCCAAGTTGTAAACCCTGGACTACTAGGTGCGTTTTCTAAATGATCTACAAATGCTCTTGTCATTAATTGATCATCTGTTTCAGCATTCATAATATCTGCACCTTTAAATGAACCTGCAACTGCACAAGTAGCCACAACAGCAGGATTATCACTTATATATTGCCAACATGCTGTACCAGCAACAGCCGCTGTACTGGATGCACCAATATAGGACTGTTTACTAGCACAATTAGAGAGCAACAACAAACAACTAATTAAAAGTAATTTCTTCAACATCTTCGATTTTTAATTTTTCTTTTTGTTCTTTTTTAAGTTTTTCTTCTTTTTCTTTTTGTTTTTCTGTCATTTCTTCAACATACTTTTTATACTTGTATTCTTGTAAAGTTAGACCGAACACTTTTTTATAAAAGTGATCAACTGGAACTGGTGAAGAATATGCAAGTATCAAATTATCAAAATTAACATCTAAATGTCTATACATCTTTGGATTTGATTTTTTTGCAACTTTATGTGAATTTAATAGTTGTAATCTATTTGTAAACACATCTTCATACGGTTCGTTTTGAGTTGATTGTTGCAAATCTTTTTGTTTTGCAATTTTAAATTCATCAAATAGTATTTGTTTATCTATCATAGTGTTGTCCTTTTGTTAAGTTAATAATCATTTATGTACTAATGCTATCACAAGTAAATCTAAAAGTCAAGCGTTAAATAAGTCAATAAAATCAACGTTTTTAAGAGAACAAAGTAAGAACATCTGACCTTTTTGGGTCTAGTTTTGTTAAAGAATCATTAATTTCATATAATTCTTCGTTTAATGATTCGTTATTTTTATATTCTAACTCGTCCTCTATTTCTTTTTTTCTACTTTGTAGATTTTTAATTGTTATATTTTTGTCGCTCATATACCCTCCTCTAAAAATCTATCTGTAAAATCTTTTGGTAATCCATTTGGATCAAATTTCTGATTTTTAATAGTATTGTCATAAGGTTTATTATCATTACCTATAAGTTTACAAGTAGCCTGAATATCATCTATAAGATGGTCTATTTCAGCGTCCCTTTCAGGTGTCTTAATATTATTATATTTCAAATTATATAACTTATCTGATTGAGATTTTAAACTATCAATCTTTTTACAAAAATCACTAATCTTGTGTAACATTATCTTTTACCTTGTTAAATAGATTTTTAATCTTTGCCCAATTCTTAGCATTCTGTTCTTTACCTTCTTGCCAAGAAGCTTTTTGATATTCTTTTATTTCATTTACTTCATTGACAATAAAAGTTTTTACTTTTGTGTCGATTGTTTCATCACTCTTTGCCATTGTCATAGTCATTAAGACAGCAATGGTAATCATCATCATAGTTTTCATTATATTTTCCTTCCCATTGATTTAAAATCTTTAGCATCAACAACCTGATAACCGCCTTTGTTGTATGCTACAGATATTGTTTTACCAGCAGGTAAATTTGTACTATAGTATCTTCTATAGGTACTACCCACTATCCTATCACTTGTTGGTATAGAATCTCTTACTTTGAATATTGAAGTATCTAAAGATTTAGGTACTCTTTTTGATTTGATAATCTGGCCTGTTTTTACATTTACATTAAGACCCAATGTACTCAACCATTTATGATATTGTAATTTTACTAAATCTAATTGTTCTTTTTTTGTCATTTTTTTTGACATTCTATTATTATTGCACATTTTAATCAATTTGTCAATAGTCTATATTTTATCATAATTAAAGTATTTAATAGTACCTTCTACATAACCAAGTCTTTTGTCTTTTACTTTAGGATTTGTAAACATAGTGTTAGCGTCACCTGATTTATAACCCTCTTTATGTGATAAAGTGATGTGAGCAGCACCTTTATCATTTCTTTTTATTTTTTTATTACTATCTAATAGAAACATATCTTTTACCCAATATGCGTCAATGTGATTATTTGCTCTGTAACCATTAATCATAGCACCAACTTTTTTACCTACAATATTTTTGTACTTATTAAAAACCTTAACACTTGGTTTAAATGCAAGTGTAATATGATCGGATACTAATACACTCATTGTAGCACTTTTTTTAACTGCGTTACAACTTTGTTTATCTAATGCAATAGCAAAATAACCGTTATACATTATTTCCCGTATACCTTTTCTGCTTCTAAATGTAAAGCAATATCAACATCTGATTCTTCTTTTTCTGTTAAAGCCTTTTCATCAGCATACTGATCAATTTCTACATCACCATTTTCTTCAGCATACTCATCATCTGTATAAGATACTTTACCAAGATATTCTGTTGTATCACTATCTGAATAATTAGCGTCAACCATATAAGTTTCAACACTATTTTTAGTTGTAGTTATCTCGTGGTTAATTTGTGAGTGATCAATGCCACCATCATCTAAAAACTTTTGATCAGCTTCGTCTTTATCTTTAGCCAATACCTCTTGTTCAACAACAAGTGTATAATAAGTTTTTTTTCTGTATAGGTTTTTACCTATATTTTCTTTTGTATATATTATATTTGTGTCTATTGTCATAGTGTCTCCTTAGTTTAGTTGTGTTATATATTCTCTTTTAGTTTTGTAATTTTTTGTCATATCGGGATTAAAGTCTTTTCTAAAACCTTGTCTTTGGTATAACTGGCCAAAGTCGTTATATAAGTTATCGTCACCAGCAGCCGTTTCTGAACCAAATACATCTTCATATGTTTGATAATATTCGTCTGGATAGATTATCTCAATAGCAGTAGCGCCAGCAAAGTTTGTTGCGTCTTCTTTATAGGTCTTATCCATGTAATCTTTGAATTTTAATAACTGTTTTCTATAATATTTAATTTTAGAAATAGGAACATTTTTATACATTGAGTCACTACTCCAAAAATATTCTGCGTCTTCAGAATCAAAGTATTCTCTTTTGTAAACAATATTAAATGTTTTGTATATTTCTTTTGTCATTATGCAGCCTCCTTTTCAACTTTTTTGTATTTTGTGATATGATTTACAACTTCGTTAGTTTTATAATTTGCATATGCGTTATGATAAACATTAGATATTCTAGCAGTTGGTTTTGTACCGCCGACAAAATATCTATTTTTAAGATGTGACTTAATAGTATGTCTTTCAGAATACTTCGGTGTGTATGACGGAAGTATTTCTACTTGTACATTTTTAGTATTAGTGATTTTAAATTTTGTTGTGTGTTTCATTGTGTTGTCCTTTTTATTGTTGTTTTTTTTTCTCATATACGTATATACTATATGAAAAATGGCTAAAAGTCAAGCATAAAAAACGTTGATTTTACTAGGTTTTTAGGGTATAAGTGTGCTATTCTGACGCACTTTTGACTGATTCTTGTCTATTTTCTGTCGTATCCTGCTTTGGCTACGTAGAACGAATCAACAATATCTGTTACAGGATTGTTTAGTTTTGTTTGATCAAATTCTTTTATCAAATTAATATCTGTATCTTTTACAAACTGCTCATACATTTTTAATTTATCTGCATTACCTTTGCCAGTAGCATTCTTTTTTACTTGGCCAGGCACTATACTTTCAAATCTTTTGTTTAGTTTGTACAGTTTATGTTTGAGAGCACCCATATTCTCTGCTAAGTTGAATACAAGTCCTTTACTGCCATATGAGTAGCCTTCTACAAAAATATTACCAATAGCAGTATCAACAATATTAATCGCCCAATCGGAAATTTGATCGTGTCGTTGTGTCTCGGAGGTATAGGGTAAATGAAGTCTGCCATTTATTTGTCCATTACAAAAATTACCTTCATATTTTTTTACATTTGTAAGATAATATATCTTACAGTTTTCAAATTTAAACTCACCTCTACATACACATATAGCAGGACTGCTTAAACTATAATCAATTCCAATCGTCTTGGTCTTCTTCATTTTCAAAAATTGCATCCTCTTCATCTATAGAAGTGTCTGCACCACAAAAAGGACAAGTAGTTGGTTCTGTTTCGTCATCCCATTCAACTTGATAGGATACATCACAGTTTTTACAGCTAATTCTAACTTTATTTAAATTTGGTGGAGTAAGTGTTGTCATTATAGTTTAAATGTTTTAAATTGATCTTTTTTAACGTCTTGTTTAAGTCCACCAATAACATAACTTTCTATTTCAGTTTCTTGTGGAGCATTTTGCATTGAACGACTATTAAACCAATGTTGTGTCCATGGTAATGGATTATTGGATGATGAGTGTTCATATACTTGATTTAATCCTATAGTTCTCATTCTTCTATTTGCTATATATTCAACATATTGATGTAACAGTTTTTCAGAAAGGCCTATCATAGAACCTTTTTGAAACAAATAAGTCGCCCAACGTTTTTCTTCTTGGACTGCGTCATCATAAATTTGATAAACTTCTTTTTCTGTATCTTTAATAACTTTGTTCATCACTTTATCATTTTCTTTATTTCTATAATTATTAATAATGCTTTGTGACATTAACAAATGTTGACTTTCATCTCTAGCAATCAATGATAATATTTTAGCACTACCTTCCATAAGTTTAAGTTCACCAAAAGCAAATGAACAAGCAAACGATACATAAAATCTTAAACCTTCTAATACATTTACAGTTACTAATGATAGCCATAGTGCTTTCTTTAGTTCATATTCATCAACTGATTTAGGGTCTAGTTTGTATTTGTAACCTAAATTAATTAATTTGTCGTAACCTTCAGTTACGGACTTTGCTCTTTTTTCTATTTTCTCATCTTGTATAATTGTATCAAATACATCAGATGGATTTGAATATAGATTTTTAATAATGTATGTATAACTTCTACTGTGAATTGTTTCCATAAAGTCCCATGCAACAATGGCACCTTCTAATTCAGGTATAGAAACAAATGGTAAAAATGCAAGACACGGACCTCTACCTTGTACTGAATCTAACATTGTTTGATATTTTAAATTAGATGTAAAGATAAACTTTTGTGATTCAGATAATTGAGAGTAATCGTTTCTATCTTTTTGTAAAGATACTTCTTCTGGTCGCCAAAAGAAACCTAACTGTTGTTGTGTCAATCTATCAAATACAGGATACTTAAATGTATCATATCTTTGTACAGCTAAATCTGCACCAAAAAACATTGGTTGTTTTGTACTATCTAGTTTTTTATCTTTATTAAATACTGTTTTCATATTAATTGTTATCTATAAATTTAAATATATCATCAAAAGGTGGAGCTATATCTTTTTCTGATTCTCCTGGTTCTTTATATTCATACTTATATTTTTTTCCTTTACCTATTGTTTGTATTAAAGTTGGAACAAATTTTAAAAAAGTATAATCTTTCCACTTTAATAAATCTTTAGGAAAACAAACGTTATAAGATGTATCCCAACCTTTTTCTAAAAGTAAACCTGTTATTACTTTAGCAATCATTCCTATTTCTATAGCACCAGATTCTCTATTGTGAGTATTTACAAAATTTCTATCGTGTAATTCCCATTTTGAATTAGATTTAGCAAATTTCTCTTTATGATATTCATTAGGTGGAGCTTCTCTCGGAGTAATTATTAGTGTATAAGGAGCGTTATAAATGTGAAATAATCCCTCATTAGGTGAATACTTTGATTGATCTAGACCAAATTCTTTTATGTCAGTATCTATTTTGTTTCCCTCACATAGATTCCACAATTCAATACTGCGTTGTTTATTTGGACCTAAAACGTTTACTTGATATGGAAATGCTTTTTGTTTAGAGGTAACAAGAGGATATGCTGTTTTAAGTATTTCTTTTATTTCAGCTTCAGTAGGAACAATTTCCTCGTCATAAATTGATACGTGTTTTCTTTTGTTAAATATGTTCTTTATCATTAAATTGTACAAGAATCACAGTTTTCTGGATCCTCTTCCTCTTTTACTTCTTCTTGTTTATCCTCTGGCACGTTATCGTGGAACCCAACTGGATGAGCAGGTTCTTCTTCATCCTTCTTACTGTCATATGTGTTTTGATAATAAGAAGTCTTCCAACCTAGTTTATATGTCGTCAACAAATCTTGTGCCATTACCGATACTGGTACTTGACCATCGGTATAGTTTTCAGGATTATAAGACCAGTTACCTGATATTGCCTGGTCAAAATACTTTTGCATTACAGCAACGATATTTATATATCCTTCATTCCCTTTCATATCCCAAAGTAGTGTATAAAAATTCTTTAGTTTTTGATATTCAGGTACGATTTGTTTTAATGGTCCTTTTTTAGATTTTTTAACTGACAAATAATCTCTTGGTGGTTCAATGCCATTTGTTGCATTTGATACAACAGATGATGATTCACTAGGCATTTGAGCAGAAAGTGTTGAGTGTCTTAAACCACTTTCTTTTATTTCTTTTCTTAACCATTCCCAATCGTAAGTGTAATCTCTTTTTACTAATTCATCTACGTCTTTTTTATAAGTGTCAATAGGTAGTATACCATCTGCATATTTTGTTTGTTTAAATGCTGAACATTGTCCTTTTTCTTTTGCAAGTTGATTACTTGCCTTTAATAGAAAATATTGAAATGCTTCTGTAAGTTTATCAACTTGTCTCCATGCAAGTTTCTGTTCATACTTGTAACCTTTTTTAGCAAGATAGTGAGCAAGGCCAATATAACCAATACCTAAACTTCTTCTTGCCTTTGTAGATACTTCAGCGGCATTGATAGGATATTTTTGATGGTCTATAATTTCATCTAATGCTCTTACGGCCAAATCACACAAAGGTTCTAGTTCATCTCTTTTATTGATTTTACCCACATTGATGGCAGATAAAATACATAAAGCAATTTCACCTTCTCCATCAATGTGTTGTATTGGAGTGGTTGGTAAAGTTATTTCCTGACATAGATTGGACATGTAAATTCTATCTTTAAAAGATGAGTGAGTATTACAATGGTCAATATTCATAATATAGATACGGCCTGTTTCAGCACGTTCTTTCAATATATCAAAAAATAATTCTTGTGCGTTTATTTTCTTTTTCTTAATGCTAATTTTTCTTTCTGCTTTTTCGTAGAGTTCATCAAACTCTGGTGTACCCCAAGCCTCATATAGTTCAGGTACTTCGTGTGGTGAAAATAAAGTTATATCTTCATTGTTAATAAATCTTTCATAAAATAGTTTTGATAACTGTATTGAGTAATCTAATTTTCTAACTCGATTATCTTCACTACCTTTATTGTTTTTAAGAACAATAATGTCACCTATTTCTTGGTGCCAGATTGGAAAGTGGACTGTTGCTGATCCTCCTCGGACTCCATTTTGAGTGCAACACTTAACCGTTGCCTCAAACTTTTTAAGAAAAGGTATAACACCAGTGTGTTGGACCTCCCCACCTCGTATCCTTGCATTGATTCCACGTATCCTGCCTGCATTGATTCCGATTCCAGCTCTTTGAGCGATGTATCTTCCAATCGCCATATCACCAGAGAAAATACTAGGTAAGGTATCATCAATATCAACCAATACACAACTCGCATACTGACGTAAAGGAGTTCGTACACCAGCCATAACGGGAGTAGGAATATTGATTTTGAATTGACTAATTGCGTCATAATATTTTTTAACATAACTCATCCTCGTTTCTTTTGGGTATTTAGCAAACAACGTTGCTGAAATAAGCATGTACATAAATTGTGGTGTTTCATACACCTGATTAGTACTTCTATCTTGTACTAGATATTTGTCTATCACTTGTCTTAATCCAGCATAAGTAAAATCATAATCTCTATTATGATTGATCCAATTTTCCATTCTATCAAAATCCTTTCTTTGATAGTTTTCTAAAATTTCTTTATCATATAATCCTAACTCTACAACTTTTTTAACATGGTCATAAAGGTGTGGGTGATCCCATAGTTTGCCGATAACTTGTTTTCTCAATGAATATAAAAGTAATCTACTTGCTACATATGTGTAATTAGGATTATTTAAATCTATTAAGTCTGCAGCTGACTTTACTAAAATCTGTTGAATATCATCTGTTGTAATGCCATCATAAAATTGTAAACCACTTTTCATTTCTACTTGGGAAGAAGATACTCCAGTTATATCTTCACAAGCATACTCAACCATTTCATGTATCTTTTCAATGTTAAGAGGTTCTGTTCCTCTATCTTTTCTTTTTTTGACGTTTATAGACTCGTTTCCCATTACCATTTTTCTCTCCTTAACAACGTTTGTATGAATTTAATTGAGTAATTGCTGACAAACCTGAATAGGTATTGTCGAATATAATTTTTTGTATTTGTTCTTTTGTCTTGCCGTTTACGATCATTTCGTTAATATCTTTTTCTTTTGTTCCTTCTGGCCATATTGTTACCATATAACTTTTATCAATCAACTTATACATTCTATCTATAATTTCTTTATTTCTTGGTTCGTTATCAAAAATAAAAACAACATCTTTTTTTTCAACAGGTAGTTGTAGATCAGCACCACCAGCCGCAAGACAATTTTCAAGGAACAAACTATCTAATGGACCTTCAACTATGTATAATCTTTTGTGTAGATTAATTCGTTCTAGGCCAAATATTTTTTGTTTGTTTTCCTGTAGTTTTATTGTTAGATATTTTGGTTGTTCTTTACCAAATGCTCTGCCTTGTAAAGCAAAGACTTCACCACCAACATCATAAAAAGGTATTATCAATCTAGGATGTTCGTATTTTTTATTTAGACTATCAAAAGTCCCTGGGCGTATCTTATTTACATACGTTTGGAACTTGTCGCAATAATATAATCGGTCAAAGTATTCTGTAGGCAGTTTTCGTTTTATCAAATACTGCTTTGCAGGATGTTCATTCTCAATGTTACTAAAGGTTGTAAGGCCTTGTAGAGGTGTAGATTTTAATTTTTGTTTTGTGTTAGTTTTAAACTTATCAAATAAACTTTCAGCGTCATTTGATGGTTTACTACCTTTATATCTTTCTAAAATATATTGGTCGTATAAAGGTCTATCAACTAATTTTATAAGATTTGCCAGATTGTGTGAAGCACTACAATTATGGCATTTAAAAAACATATCATTTTTTACTCTATAAAGATATGCTCTTGCCTTTGTTTTAGACTTTTTAGAATCACCACAAACAGGACAACGAAAATTGAAAAGGTAATCTCGTTTCTTTTTAAACTGTTGTAATCTAGGCTGTATTTTACTAATATAATTTAAATCAATGTAACCACTCATAATAAACAGTATATACTATATATACTATTTTGTCAAGGTCCTATTACAGAATTTTAAATACTGACATCAACTGAGGCATAGACAATCCTAGCACTATTGCCGCCCCTATGATGATCCATCTGTATTTCTCAAAAACGCCTATCCTACCGTCTAAATTTGAGTTTAAAGTCTTAATTTCACACATTAAACGCTTTTCTGACATCTCAATTTCATCGGTTAATTGATTGTGAATCTTGTTGATTCTAGCGTGTAATTCTTTATAATTTGTATCAAATTCAACCCTACGATTCTCTATTAGGTTAAATATTGCTTTATCAATTTCCTCTTGTTTAGATAGTTTTTCTTCGTGTACGGCCAACATAGATTTAATACTTCCTGATATATCAGTTAATTTATCTATTGCGTTGTCAAGTTTAGTATTTACACTAGCAACCTGTTCAACTTCAGTTTTAAGAACCTGAACATCTGTAGCAAGTTTCTGTATGTCGTTTAATTCGGCCATAATAGTATTTATTCTTATGCGGCTTTAAGCATAGACCTTAACTCCTGTAATCGTTTCATTTTATATAGTTTTATAAATGTTTTCTTTCTTCTACGCAGTTTTTGTTTCTTAATTTTGAGCCAATGTGTATTGAGTATGTATAGTTTTCTTTTTTTATCATTTCTTATTATCCTTTTTACTAGTAGTCTGATCTTTCTCTTTTGAAGTAAGGTCATAACCCTCCATTAAGTTTGTTACTGGTTTATAAATGGTTACTAACTCATCTTTACCCTTAACCTTAATTTTATCTAGCTCAATTGACTTAATATCTTTCAGTTGTTCTTTTGTATAGGAAGAATAAATCAAAGGTGTAACCTTTCCATTTTCATCTCTATAGTTTCTTGTAGCAGCCTCAAGTCTAGCTGCCAAGTTTACAGCGTCACCTATAACAGAATAATCTAATCGGTTTTCACTACCCATATTACCGACAATACAAATTCCTGTGTTAACACCTGAACCTATGTTTATATCAGGAAGACCTTTCTCCCTAAATTCTTTTTTTAATTTTTCAGTTTCTTCAGCACATTCTATACCTGTCTTTACAGCCATCTCAGCGTGATTAGGACAATCTAATGGTGCGTTCCAAAATGCCATAATACAATCACCCATATACTTGTCAATCGTACCACCATTTCTTAAAACGATTTGACTCATACGATTTAGATAATCATTGATTACAGCAACTAGTCCTTCAGGATCATCTTTGTTTTTATAGTATTCAGAAATAGGAGTAAAACCTACAATGTCCATAAACAAGAAAGACATTTCTTTTCTATCACCACCAAGTTTTAGTTTTTCAGGATTCTTTACAAGTATAGCAACTTGTCTTGGATCCAAATACTTCTCAAACTGTTTTC